CGATTATAGAGATAGCGAATTAATAGTCCCGCATGAGCGTTTTGTGAACTCTGGGTGGGAATAGTTAATGGAATGTCGATGGTTGCACCGTATATGTCAACTTCTTCAGATATTTCCTCGTCGGGATATACCTGATCATAGTCAACTTTTAACTTAGACCCTTTTGGTAGTTCACAATCCTCCAGCTCATCCAGTCGTTCAGGGTGGATTGTTGATTTTTTCTTTCTAATACGAGAAGCTGGTAGGATTTTGTACGTTACATTTATATCGTCAGCCATTTTCCTGAGTATATCAACGCGTTTGGGCATTGTTGCATATGCTATACCTGTGGTGGAAACGGCTGCTGCGATACTTACGCCTGCAACGATGGCGGTAGCTACTGGAATAGCGGCTGCGATTGCTGTGATACCCCCGACCATAACAACACGCTTCAACAAATGGCGAGCATAGACCTTGCGATAGTAGTCTTTCCAGTCCTCGCCAGTTTTGGTGTAAAAAGCCTTCAACTTAAGAGTTAATCTGCGCTCGTACATTTCCGCGGCATGGCTGTATTTGGCATCTAAAAGGGTGTAAGCCTGTTCAGATGCTACCATGTCAACGATGTCTGAGCCCATGTTGTGGTACTCATAATTAAAACGCCTCCAGTTTTGCCTAATTTTGTTATGGATGATGGTAGGGTCATAACCCTTATCGCAGTCCATGTAAGCAATAACGTTTTTAAATGATGCCCACAATCGTTCTCTAGGTGTACCCCAGACGAAAGATGTTGTTGGTTGAATCATGTCATCTAAACGCTTGTATTCCACGATTAGTTCTGGATTGACGTATAACAATGTGCCACAAGATGACTTTGTTACGATTGGCAAATTTTCAGTACAGCAATAAACAGGTAGTTTCCCGGCGCATGGATAGCGGATAACCTGTTTATAGTTATCGAGTGTAAAGTTAAACCACCCTTCAATGAAGATATTAGGGTCGTTTTCATACCAGCAATACTGATAATTTTTTGTGCCACGGCTGCCCCAAACAGCCCACGGAGAAACCATGACAATGCAGTCTTTGATCTTATCGTTCCACTCATCGTTGAACTTTTTATTCTCATCAGAGTCAGATGACTTCTGAGTGATATGTTGTATATCATTTTCTGCAATAATTTCGACCTCAACCTCATGTGAGAACTTGC